CTTAGACAATGCTCTAGCAAAACTAAAGCACAGTTTAAATCGCAAGTTCTCAAGGCAGATAGAAGAGTTGGGTGACTTAGATGAGCTCAAACAACTTAAATCAGAAGCTGAAACACGCAGGGTTGAAGAAGCCAAAAAGCGTGGAGAATATGATAATTTGATGAAAGATCTTGCTACCAAAAAAGATGCTGAAATCGCCAAGCGTGATGCAGTTATAAGAGAATACAAAGTTGATATGCCTCTAGTTGAAGCGGCAGCCAAGTACCGTGCAGTAGCACCGGAACAAGTAAGGACGCTGTTAAAAAACCAGTTGAATCTCAACCCAAATGGTGAAGTTGAAATATTAGACAGTACAGGTACTGTCAAATATAATGACAAGGGTGAAATGATGTCAGTAGATGAACTTGTAAAAGGTTTTCTAGACACTAATCCACACTTTGTGTCAGCAACACCAGCAACATCGGCTACCAAGTCGAGTACTTCTCCTGTAAACAATACGCCTTTAGATATCAGCAAATTGGATATGAAAAATCCAGAACATCGTAAACAGTATGCGGAACACCGCAATGCTGGAAGAAAAGCTAGATAACAAGGAGAAATTTAATGGCTTATAATGCAAACAATGCGGCAGCCTATAATGTTTCTACTAACCCGGGCGGTATGGCAGATGATGTCTATACCAATCTGTTAGCAGATGCACAGTTCGCCGCTTACGAAACAAGTATCGCAAGAAACTTCGTAACCACATATGATGTTGGTTACAACACAGGTAAAGTTATTCAGGTTCCTGTATACTCTGCTGTAACTGCTACTGGCCTTACAGAAGGTACAGCACCATCTGCAAGCACATCTAACGCAGTTTCTATTGACATCACATTAGCAGAACTTGGTACATACTTCCAAGTTACTGACTTATTGCGTGATGCAGCCGAGCGTGATGTAATGCAAGACTTAGGTTACTCAGCAGGTCGTGCTATTGGTGAGAAGATGGATACAGATGTATTCGCACTTTTCAACAGTTTCACACAATCAGTTGGTACTGAAGATAGTGCTATCACACTTGACAATATTTTAGATGCAGTTGCAACACTTCGTGCCGCTAAGGTATCTGGTCCTTTAATTGGTATTTTAGGTCCACGCCAGGCATTACAACTTAAGAAGGAATTAGTAACAAATGCTAACTTCCCAGTTTCATACCATGATTATGGTACTGAAGTTGCTAGATCTGGTGCATTAGGTACTTTTGCAGGTGTTCAAATGTTTGAGTCAAGCCTCGTAAAGAGCGACTTAGACACTGACACTGACACTGAGCTTAACATGGTTGGTGCTATCTTTGCTCCATCAGCAATCGGTCACGCAATGCGTGGTGGTGTTACTATGGAAACACAAAGACAGGCAGCTTCTAGAGCAACTGAAGTTATGATGACAGCAACATGTGGACAAGCAATTTTGCAAAACACACATGGTGTTAAGATTGTTGGTTCTGCTACAGACTAATAATTAAGCATCATTGCTAATTTAAACAGGGCCCTAAAAAGCCCTGTTTTTTTGTGTTAGTACATTACTAGTCTAGATACTAACTAAATACTGTAGAGCAAGAAGGACTTGCTCCTCTTACAATTTGTGAAGGACACAATGCTATGGCTTATGCTACAGAAGCGGATCTCCTAGAGATCGAACCTACCATTCTAGATTACGGCGTACTAGACTTTGATGCCGAACTAGCAAAATCAGAAACAGAAGTTAACAGAATACTTACCGTTAGGTGGTGGCCCGTATACATGAAAGACAGACGATATGACATCGTTAGACGGGTCGGCGAAATCCTAATGGACACAGACAAATTAGATCCAACACAATGGACGCAGGCAACAGTTTACCATGCACTAGCACATCACATCTGTCCTAAACTAAGCACATTTGATCCAGCAAGAGATGTATTTCGTGAGAAAATGGAATACTACGGTAGAAGATTTGAATCAGAAATGGATTTGTGTATTAGAGAGGGAGTGCGTTACGACGATAACGACGACGATATATTCCAGGATGTAGAGAAACTGCCTGATGTTTCATTAAGGTTGAGAAGATGAGTATTCGTGAAGAACTTGCTAAAGACATTGTAACTACACTAAAAGAAATAGAAGATCCCAAACCAGTATTGGTTACTAGGGAACCTTTTGATGTAGAGAAATTAGCAATCACACAATTTCCAGCAATACTAGTCCAAACAGGAGACGAAGAAAAAGAAACTGTCACTATGGGATTGCCCAGTGCCGGTATACGCACAGGTACGATTAACTACCAATTGCGTTGCTTCGTAAGAGGGAATGAATTAGATACAAAAAGAAATGATCTAATTGAGAGCATAGAGGAAATACTTGACACTGACAGGTATAGAGGTTATACAGATTTTACTGTATTAGATAGCCAAATAACACAAATTGAAGTTATAGAGCGACTGCAACCACTTGCAGAGTTTAACATGACATTTGTGGTTAATTACAAACATGTAAGAGGAGCGAACTAATGATTAAAGTTTATAAAGGCGAGAATTGGAAGTTTGTGCATGAGCATAAACTACAAGAGTATCTTAAGGCTGGCTGGAGCGAGTCTAAAGGTACAAGCAAGAAAGAGGATGTCGCAGATATCCCAACAAAAACGGTTAAAGCCAAGCCTACCGTTACAAAGGCAGAGGCAGAAGTCATAACAGATAAAGGAGACGAGTAATGGCTATTTTGACAGGCAACAATGGTGTCGTCAAAGTTGAAAATAATGCTGGGGCACAAACTGCACTTGCGGCAGTAAGAAGTTTTAGCGTTGAGATAACTAGCGACACTATTGAAAAAACAACAATGACGAATGATACACGCCAATACCTAAAGGGACTAGGTTCCTGGTCTGGTAATGCTGACATCTATTTTGAGACATCAGAGTATCCAACAAGTACAACAGGTTTGATTGCACTAAACCCAACTGGTTCGACAGAGCTAGTAGGTGGTGACACAGTCCTTGTTGAATTCTTTTTGGACAATACCAGTCACAAATTTAGTGGCGAATGTATAGTAACTGGTTTTACAGTTAACTCAAGCATGGACGGAATGGTAGAAGCATCTATCAGTTTCCAGGGTTCAGGCGCTTGCACATTTGCATAATGATAAGGAGATTTATTCATGGCAACATTAACAGGTAACGACGGAGCATTAAAGGTTAACAGCATAACCGTTGCCGCTACTAGAAGTTGGTCAGTTGAAATGTCAACAGACACAATTGAAACAACTATTATGGGGAATGACAATAGAACTTATGTGAAAGGATTAGGTAGTTTTTCTGGTTCAGCAGATATCTATTTTGATCCTAGTGAGTTTGCAGGTTCAGATGTAACCTTTAACCCAACTAGCGCTAGTGGCGCAGTAGGTGACAGTGCATTAGCGGCTGTTTTCTATATTGACCAAGATGCATCAGATGACATTGCATTTCAAGGTTCAGTAATTGTAACAGGCTACACAGTTAACTCTAGTATGGATGGAATGGTAGAAGCAAGTATCAGTTTCCAAGGTACTGGCGGAACAACATTCTCAACAACGAGCAATGTGTAATAAATGAGAATTACTTTTCATGGTTTAAAGAAGACAATCAAGGATCTAGAGGATTCCGTAAAGGATGAAATCTGGTCCTTGGCTGACTTTACTGAAAAATCAGTTAAGAAGTTCACAGCAGTAGACACGGGTAATGCGAGGGCAAGCTGGGATCTAAACAAATACAATAATGGCTTTACACTGGAAAACAGAGTACCATATATTGAACGATTAGATGAAGGCTGGAGTAAACAACACCCGAGAGGTTTTACCTCACCAACTTTAAATGCTATTAAGCGTAGAAAAAGGAGAAAATAAAACATGAGCACCAGAGTTATAGATAAGGCAACATCACATTATAGAACAAAGATTTCAGGAGAAATGAAATCAATCACAGTTCCAGAATGGGACGCAAAGATTTGGTTTAAAGAATCTAACACACTAAGGGAAGAAGCCAAACTAGTTGAACTTGCACAGCAAGGTAAGACAGTAGAAGCTCTAGTAGAAACACTCATTACCAAAGCAAGAAACGAAGATGGTAGTAAGATGTTTACACTAGCAGAAAAGGCAACTTTTATGAATGAAGTTGATCCTGCAGTAGTCATTAGAATCTGTTCTGAAATGAATGCTCTAAATGCTGAAAGCAATGTGGAGATAGCGGAAAAAAACTAAAGGAGGATCCCGACTTAAAGTTTTGTTATAGACTAGCAAAAGATTTAGGTATGAGGGTCCTGGATATTTTAGAAATGAACACCGCGGAGTTTGCTGGATGGGTTGCTTTTTATAAGTGGGAAGCAGAAGAGAATAAAAAAGCAATGCAGAAAGCTAAAACGAGGACAAGGTAATGGCGGATACAGTTGTAAGGTTTAGAGGTGATGCTAAAGACCTCAATGCAAAGTTAGCACAAGTACAGCGTGGACTGACGGGTCTACAAGCAAGAAGTGCCACTGCTAACAGAGCATTAGGTAGCATCCAAAAGTCGGCAAGTGCTGTTAGTGGTGCTTTGAGGGTAGCCGCTACGGCATTTGCTGCCTTTGCTACTACAAGAGCAGTAGGTGGCATCGTGTCAGCAACACAGAGTATGGAAGGTTTCCGTACTCAACTTACAACTTATCTTGGTACACAAGAAAGAGCCAATGCTGAAATAGCAAGATTGAGTCAACTGGCTAGACAACTGCCACAAGATGTTAATGAACTGACAGAAGCGTTCGTCATATTTAACAGAGTGGGTCTAGACGCCAGCAATGAAAACATGATTGCTTTCTCAAATATTGCGGCTGCCAACTCCAAATCAATCACACAGTTTGCTGAAGCAGTAGCAGATGGTATGACTGGTGAGTTTGAAAGATTTAAAGAATTTGGTATCAAAGTTTCAAAAGAATCTGGCGTATTAACTGCTAAGATTGGTGAAGATTCAGTTGCTACTGCAAAGTCGACTACAGAACTTGTCAATCAGTTAATTAAACTGGGTCAGGAAGGTGGTAGATTTGGATCAGTAACAGTAGGTCCACTAACACTGGCTATGAGTAACTTTAGAGGTGCTTTATTTGAAACATCAGCCGCACTAGGTGAAGGTGGATTTGGTTTAGCCATTTCAGAAACTGTGACAGCAATTACAGAATTGATTACTGGCAGTGACACAGCAGTACAGGCAATTGGAACAAACCTCACCAAGGCATTCTTGTATACTGTTGAAGTAGGTAAATTCCTAATAGCCAACATAGGACTGATTGGTAAAGCACTATTATTATTGATTAGTATTAAGGCTGCCTTGTTCTTTGCCAACTTTGCAAAAGCCATATTCCTTATTGCAATACCTGCTCTAGTAGCACTAGGCAAACAGATTAAGAATGCTATAGGTATTTTAAGTTTCTTAGTTCCTGGTGGAGCATTAATTAAAGGTGTTGTTGCAGGTATTGGCGTACTGGCAGCGTCTTGGGGTGTGTACAAAGGTGCAACATCAGAAGCCGCTAAAGAAACTGTAGATTCCATGATGGACATTGATGGTATTCTTAAAGGGCTAGGTGTACAAGGTATTGACGAACTTAGACAAGGTTTTGAGGATGTAAATTCAGAAGCAGAAAGACTCAGTCAACTTGCGGCAGAAAATGCTCGTGCAATGAGTCAAACTGAAGCCGCACAAGCCGCAGTAGCGGATCAGACTGCTAAGGCGGCTGCCAGACAAGAAGCACAAACAAAGTCATTTGAAGATTATCTACAAGCCAAGCAAGAAGAGTTGAGAGTGTCTAGAATGACAACTCTAGAACAAGAAAAGTACAAAGCAGTACAAGATGCTGTTAAAGAACTTGGCGATGCAATAGGTGAAACAGAAAAACAGAAACTGAGAGACTTAGTTCAGCAAAATGATGAATTAACCAAGCAGGCAGAAAAGCAAAAAGAAATTGCAGATGCCATTGCTGAAGTTACCAGAGCCGCAACAGAGGTAGAAGCAATACAAGCAGGTGGCAGTGCGATGTCAAGAATGAATCCTGCTGAGGAAATGCGTAAGAAGTATGAAACAGAACTTCGAGGCTTAAAGATACTGAGAGACAACGATGCTATTTCAGAAGAAAAGTATCTAAAGACAAAACTTGATTTGCACAGAGAATATGAAGATGCAATTTTTGATTTACAGAAGCAACAGGCTGAAGAACGCTTAAGACAAAACGGTGTTGTTAATGATGAGATAATCAGACAGACAATGGGACAAATGGATCAAGTAAAAATGATCCAGCAGGGTGGCATACAGGGTATACAAGGTGTACTAGGTGCTACTGCAAATGTGTTCCAACAATTAGGCGGACAAAACAAGAAAGCATTTGAAGCCTACAAAGCACTGGCAATTGCACAGGCTCTTATATCTACATACCAAGCGGCAGCAATGGCGATTGCTTTCCCACCTGGACCACCACTTAGTTTTATCTATGTTGCTGGTGCAGTAGCGGCAGGTATGGCACAGGTAGCCGCAATTCAAAGTCAACAGTATTCAGGTAGACAACTTGGTGGACCTGTAATGGGAGGCACAGGTTACATAGTTGGTGAGAATGGCCCAGAGTTGTTTACACCAAATACAACAGGCTCAATAACACCTAACAGACAATTAGGTGGTAGCGGAGATGTAACAGTTAACTTCCAGATACTCGCAAATGATACGACGGGCTTTGATGAACTACTATATAATAGAAAAGGTTTAATCACACAGATTATTAGCGATGCAATGGCAGAGCGTGGACAAAGGATGGTAGTATAATGGCTGATTTAGATAGTTTAGGACAATTTCCTACAAACCCAGGCATGGAGGCAGTTAACTTTAAGACTGTGACTCCTACACAAATTACCGAAGCAAATTCAGGTAAAATAAGACGCTACGGCTACGGACATTCTTATTATGAATGGGTATGCAGATTTGGTAGACAGACTCAAGAAGACATGGGACCAATAATTGGATATATCAATGCCGCTTATGGCCCACAATTAAGTTTTGAAATCATCTTGCCTAAAGTAAGTTATTCCAAGTCAACTAATCCGCCCAGCACAACACCACAAACAAATGCAGAGTTTGCTCGAGGTGTTAACACAGTTACTTTAGACAACTGTGGTGCTAATAAGGAAGTACTGAGAGGCGGTGACTTCTTTAAATTTAATACCCACAGTAAGGTGTACATGTGTTCAGCAACTTGCACTTCAGATGGCGCAGGTGAGGCAACATTATACTTTACAGGCAACTTATTGACAGCAGTAGCAGATAACACACCATTAACAATTACTGCAGTACCATTTACTGCTATTTTTGATGGAGAAGAACAATCGTTTGATGTGGGATACGGTGGCCTAACAACTCTGGATGTGGGCATGCGAGAGTTACTCTAAATGTTTGCGCTAATCAGACAAATGCAGTATACTACAAGTCATAAGGAG